CCGGCGGAGGGTCGGGCGTGAAAGCAACAGACGTCCCAAAGGAGGTGCCGCGCTTAAAGGTGACGGTGTTGCAGCTCATCGGGTCTTAATGTTGCCCTGATTGGTAGCAGGGGGTGGGGGGTCAGTCGTTGGGGGCGATCTCGTAGGCGCTGTATAAAGTGAAGGCGCCTAAATACGAAGTAAAGGTCGTCGACTGATTGCCGGGGGCGTACCACGCAATCGCGGTAGAAGGCCCTACGTTATAGTTATCGTCCGTAGGGGTAAAGGTTTGGGTCTGCAAAAGTGGATTGCCGCTCGCGTCTATTGTGTCGCAGTAAAGTGTTACGCTCCTGCGGAAGCCGTAGGCGGCCTGGATACCCCACCATACATAAAGAGTATCTATCGATGGGTAATTGGTAGGGCCGTCAATGTAGTAACCGCTTGGTCCTAGGACTGGGTTTATAATAGTGCGAATTTCCTGAAATGCGTTCCCATAGGTCAGCCCTGAAGTAGTTACCAGCATAGAGATGCACTTATCAACTGGGCAGGGGCTGGCTGGATTGTTAGGAGTTCCAATGTAATAGTCCTGCGCTATTCCATATTGATTGCCGTAAATGCCGGGAACCACAGCGCCGTCTAAACTATACTGATCACCGAAGTCCACTGGTTTGGTTAAAATGTTTCTGCCAGGGACAAAAACAGAGTCTGAGTAGCCAGTCGGCAAAGTGCTGTAGAGCGTCCAGCTGCGTTGCAGTCCGAACAGGCCAGGGTTAGAAGGGTGCAGGCCAGTCTCTACGTTGGGTGGAGAATTGCTGGCAGGGTTGTGGTAGAACGTGGCGATGTATAACAGGCCGTTAAACGACACGATTGAATTTACCGGATAGGACGTTAAGTTGTCCCAGACTGGGTAAGGCATGGCCTTAAACTCCGGGCTGCGGAGTAATAGTGGCCCAGTACCAAGCGGCAGGGTTAGCGCCTGACTGTAGCCGGTTGCAGACGAAGTTCCCGTAAGAGAAGATAATCATGGAGTAAGTCGTGGTTGGTCCGACTGTCACCGAGTTAATCTTTGCCAGAGGGTAATACCCATAGGTCACTGTATCCGAAGGGGTAACCGAGCCAGGGTAAAAGATGATTTCGGCGCTACGCGGAAAGAACGTAGCTGGGACGTATTCCAACTGGATCGTAATATAGCCTTCACCCGTAACAGTGAGTTCTGGTGCAGGGACTGCGTCGATAGCCGTACCGCCGATAAGTGGGACAACGCGGTTAACCGTACCGGGAACAATCGTCACCTTGTTAACATTAAGTTTCGGCCATAGAGGCAGGACTGACACGCCGCCAAGCTCGCTCCAAGGCTGAAGGATGGTAAGATTTTCGCCTAGGCTTGAGGCCGAGAAATTATATCCAGGTCCAGGTTGGATAGCCATGGCTTAGTATTGCTTGTAAACATCTAATTCCCAACCAACGCGAGAGTAACGGATTTCGTAGTTAATCTTGTAGATCAGGGCGAACTCCTCAACGTTGACTTGCGACAGCAGGTTCACTGGGTTGCTGTTAATGTCGTCAACGCCGACCGGAGCCCAATTAGGAAGCAGAGGGAATGTGCTCCAAGAGTTAGTGGCGCTAGAAGTTCCTAGCAGTTCGAGAAGCACAGTAACTTGCGCCTCGTCCGAGCAGTACATAATCCCAGAGTAGCTCGTAGTCGGTGCTAGGTAACTTGTCTTACCATAGTACTGTGAGTAAGTGGGGTTAACGAAGCCAATAAAACGACCACCGTTCTCAGTCTCAAAGCATGATCCGTTTAAGCCGAGGTAAGCGGGACGTCCATTAACGATAGGGGCAAAGTTGTTAGGGGCGTCCTGCGTGTAGGGAGCAGGTCCAGCAATCGCACTTAAGTAGGGAGCGCCTGCAAACACAAAGAAGTTAGGGTGCGCCGTGATGTTGTCGGCGGTTAGACCGTTCGCCGCAGAGCAGTTCGGGTTAGTAATTAAACCCCCGTTAATTCCAGGGTCAATGCCGACGTAATCCACACGCATCGTCAAGATGCCCAGTTCATCAAAAACCATAGAGGCTTTGTGGGCCTTCATATAGGTATAATTCGCATTAGGGAACGCGTCGCCCTTAACGTCTAAGGTCGGCGGGTTAATGCTGTCGGTTTTAAACGTAGCGGTTCCGGTGTTCAGGCCGAAGCCGTCAGATTGGACGGTCCAACCTGGCTGAAGTACTAGCCCGACTAGAGGGTCTCCTTGATCAACGCGTGCCATAAGTTAGGATACGTTCCGAATGTCAATCGGCTGCTTGGTAAAGTCAACGTCAGTGATACCGGTACGAGAAGCGGGGGTGCGGATGTAATCAAGGATGGCCTGTTGGATATCGGTCTGGCGCGTCATGTTCTCAAGCACAGGGTTGGCGCCGACGCCGATGACATTGGAGAAGCCCTCGGGGCCTTTGAAGTTTTGATCTTTCTTTGCTGGCTCTGTGCCTTTAGTCGCAGCTTCACTGGCTGCCTTTTCAATAATTCGGTCAATGGCTGCCTTGATTTCAGGATTAGATGCAAGCGATTTAGCAGCCCCTTCGTCTCCACTTGAAAAAACGCCAGCGACAAGGGCTTTAAGGTTTGCTCCTAAGCCAGCACTTTGCAGCACCTGCCCAGAGCGTGGGTCGTTTTGAAGAAAATACGCATACTCTTCGGTAGTAGCCTTTGGTGCCATGCCTCGATCCATGCGCTCACGATCAGTAGCAACGCGCAGGTTTGCCAAATACTTAGTCTTTGGGTCAAGGAACTTAGAGTCGCTAGTAGCGGCAAAGTCGCGCAGGTCTTTAATTTCTTGCTTAGATTTTTCGATGCTATCAGAAATCATGCTAATGGCCTTATTGAGCAAGATAAGTGGAGCCAAATATCCTAAAGCAATATCTTTGAATGCCGTGCTAAACTTCTTGCCTACGTCGTCGACCTGCTTGCCGAAGCCTACGGTGGCGGCCTTCGCCTTGTCCATCGCCTGCGGGACGTCGGAGGTGGTCTTAATGTTGACTGTCAGGTCTTGGGCCATGTCAGGGGGTTTCCTTTGCAGGATTGGAAGCAGTGGCCGCCGCGTCCTTGGCTTGCTCCTCCGCCATGAAGGCTTCCTCCTCGGGCGACATGATCGCCACTTCCGCACCTTTGGAGATAGCCAGGGCGGAGTTAAGCCAGATGGCCTGACACTCCGGCATCTCCCACGCCCGCTTCTCGTCGATGCCGTTGGTGATTAGGTTCGCGACGATGGATAGGGGCCACGGTACGCCCTTGCTTCCTCCGCTGGCTTTCTTTGTTTGCTCCCAGAATTTAGGCCAGTCTTGAACCAGGATGTAGCCGGAAAAGGCTTCGAGCATAGCCTCAAACTTTTCGGGGTTGCGGGCTAGGGATAGCATCCGCAGCTGATCGCGCCAACCGATGTCGCCCAGGGGTTCTTCGGCGCATACCTGACAAGCGAAGATAAGGTCGGCAGGGGTGATGCCGCGAGAGCCGGTGACCAGCGGCGAGTCAAAGGCCATCAGTCGCACCCGGTACTTAAGGCACCATGGGTAAAGAGTTCGACCCAGAAACCTCGGAAGAGGCGCTGGGTCTATCATGGCCGCGAGGAACCGTTTGTCCATGCGCCTAGTGTAGCCCACTTGGGGCTAAGTCAATTAGGCAGGCGTGATGCCTTCGTAATCGATGGCCGTCACGGTGACTGCGGTGAAGCCCTTGTTAGAGCCCTTCTCGTCAATCTTGGTGACCGTGCCGACAAAGGAAACAGACGCAGAGCCACCCGGGTAAGCGGTCTCGGCGTTTAGCGTAAAGCTGAGAGCCACGCCAAGGACAGGCATCGAGGAGGTTTTGCAGATACCTTCGATAGTAATCTCGGATTTGCGGTCGTCCAGGCGGTGGGTCTTGGTCAGGCCGTCTTCGTCGACCACAGTGGCCTCAGCGTTAAACGAGGAAGACAGGCTGTAGGACTGCACGAATAAATTCGTAACAGAACCTGAAATTGCGTACAAGCAGACCGTGCCGTTATTTATAGCTGCCATAGATACAGTTGCTTGGTTTGGTAACCTTACGCAGGGAAGACGGCCAGTAGGTCAAAGGTGAACGAGGTTGCCCAGGAGCGCTCGTCGATACCCTCGTCTTCGGACTGCATCGTAACGTCATAGCAGGTCGCGTCGCCAGTCGCGGTGAAGGCCGCCTGGATGGAGACGAGGTCGCGCATATTGCCGGACAGGGCGGCGCAGCGCAGGCGGTGATCGGCGAGGGTCGTATCGTCGGCGTTTGAGAAGAGGGTGATGCGGACTGAGCAGGAGAAGTTGCCTTCGCCTTCGGGGAGGTCGGACGGTGCTCGGGCGGCTTCGCAGAGGACCACGGCCTTGGGTAAGGTCTGGGTGGCGTTGTTGTCCCCGGTCAGGAACGACACGGTGGTCAGCCCGGTCTGGGTCGAGAGGTAGGTCGCGACGGTAGACTCGACGATGTGACGGATGGAGCGGGTTCCCATTGTTATGTTTTGTTGTTAAATTTGTTGATGTCGAGCTGGAGCAAGTGGCGGATGCGTCCGGGCATTTGCTTGACGCGGTTGCCGTAGACGAGGCCGAGGACACCAGCCTGATCGGCGATGCCGTTGACGTTGCCTTTGCTGTTGGTGATTGTTACCTCGGCAATCTTGTCGGTAAAGGTGGAAGTGTTTCGACCAGGGACTGAGGTGTGCCTTGTGATCCAAGCGGTCTTGAGCAGCTCGACTCCGAAGTCTTTAGGGACGCCATTAATTATGGGCTTGGCAAGGGAGCGAAGCGCCATGGCCCAGCCTGACTTGATGGCGCCGACAGTTTGCTGGCGCTGGGCGACGTAGGTCTCGATGTCGCCCTTATTCTCGGCGACGTACTTAAACATCCAGTTAACGCCGCTAACGTTACGGCCTTGCTTCCAGAGACGCCCGCCGGTGCGGTTGTAGACAGGTTTGTAGATGGCGTTGATTTCGCCCGGGCTTTGCAGGTAAGCCTGATTTGTCGCTTCATTGGCGACCTTGGTGCCAATCCTGTTGAAGTAGTTACGCAGTTTCTTGAAGCCCCAGACGGTACCAAAGCCGTTGTAACGGTCTGAGAGTACCTTAGCCAGGAATGGATTACCGTTTAGGATGCTCGAGCCCTTGGCCGCTACCTTCCAGAAAAGGGCAGGGTTGTCGCTAAGAGAAAGCGAGCCGAGGCGCTTGATGAGCCGGGCCTGTTGGGTCTTCTTGGTCCCGCCATTGAGAGAGGTAATGACTTTGCCGACATCTCGGTCAACCGCCCTCTCGCCTGCCTTACCAGCTGCGGGGTCTAGCCCCTTGCCCCCACCCTTAGCCAGGGGCGGTGTAAACCTTGCCGCGTCTTGGCAAGCCAAGGCGGCCTGCTCGAGCGTGGCGTCCTTCAGGGTCTGCTTGGACCTAGTCGCGTACTTCTGTATGGCGGCAAGGAAGTCAGCCTGAGACTTGGGCTCAATGGTGACCTTGACCACGGCGCTTACTGGTTATCGTCGATGACGACGAGCGTGATCCATGCCGACCCGGGCTTGTGCGTCTGGGTCGTGATGCGGACGGTCTTCCCGCCGGCGACGATTTTCTTTCCCTGGCCTAGGCTGGCGATGGGGACGCCTGCCGACAGTAGGGCCGCCGATGAGCCATTAGACCCGTCTGGCAGGGTCCAAGAGGCCGTTACAGCGGGCATCCTGACCGAGTACTGGGTCCGCTCCATATACCCGCCTGCTTCGAGGACGGTCATCACGGCAGGGTCGGAGATAAGGCACTGAAAGGTGATGGCCCCAGAGTTGGCCGAACCGGAGACTCCGAAATCGGCGGTCATTTCTTTCGCATCGTTCAACAGTTCGGTTCCGTAGAGGCTCATCCTATCAATGCCCCGTTTGGGAACTAGGCACAAAAAAGGGGCCCATTACTGAGCCCCTTAAGTTCGTAGCCTTTAGGCCGCCGATTAGGCAGACTTGAAGCGGACGAGGGAGGTACCGCGACCGACAGCAGCGCCGAAGAGCAGCGTGGCGGTGACGTTCATAAAGCCAGACTGCTCCATGCCGACGAGCACCTGAACACCGAGACCCGTACCGGCGTCCGTGGCGTTGGCGACTTCGAAGCCGGGGATGCCATCAGAGTCAGGCAAGGCGCTGGCGAACGCAATTGCGTCAGGTCCCGCCAAAAATCCTACGAGGTTCTCCGAGTTCGTAGCGAGGTTGGCGAACTGGTAGACGCGAGCACCGGCGATGACGCCGAGGTCTCCGCTGCGGATGATGTCAGCACCGAGGACGTTGTTACCGACAATGGTCGTGTCAGCACGGAGGCCAGCGATCAGCGAGCTGTTGAGGACAGCGGCGCGAGGCTCAGGGGCCTTGGCGTCGTCGAGGGTCTTCTGGCTGGCGATGAGGTTGGCGTAGCTGATGGTGTTGCCGGTGACGAGGTTGGAGCTATAGTTAGCGTTGGTGACCTGCGTGTTGATGGTGTCCATGACCTTCTGGGCGAGACCGATAGCGGCGGTCGAAACGAAATTCTGGACGAAGAAGTCAGCGCCGTAGTCCTTCAGGTTCGAAGGGGTGAAGCGGCTGGAAATCTTGAAGTGCGCGAGCGAGACAGTCGCAGCAGTGACAGTCGCGTCGTCAGAGGTGAGGTAGCCACCAGAGCCGAAGGCGGTAGCAGTCGAGGTGCCGATGAGGGGAACCTGGATCGCCATGCCGGACGAGCCGGGACGAGCGGAGAAGACAGACGAGATACCCGAAAGGACGGGGAGCTTGTTCTGGAGAGCGGAGAGGACGCCAGCGGCCAGTACGGACGGGGCGGCGGTGATGGAATTAGCCATGAGTTAGGATTGAGTAGGGTTGAGGGAAATTAGAAAGAGGCCTTGATGATCGCAGAGCGATGGGCCTCAAAGTAGGCGTTGCGTTCCTTGGACCCGACAGGCAGGGCCATGAAAGCGACGTAGTGGTTGACGGCCTCGGCAGGAGCACCGTCGCCCTGGGGAAGGGCAACCGGGGTGACGCCGACAGACGCGGCAATCTTAGCGGCCTCTTTGGAGGCGCTGACCTTGACGGCTTCAGCTTCGAGAGCGGCGACCTTGAGGGCGGCGGCTTCGGCTTCGATGGTCTTGACGACTTCGGTGAGGCTGGCGATGGAGGCGTCCTTGACGGAGGCTTCGACCTTCAGGCTTTCGAGTTCCGCGGCGGCGCCGACGGTGAGCTTCTCGACGGTGGCACGGAGGTCATCGCGTTCGGCGGTGAGGCCCGAGAGGGCAGCCGAGGCTTCGAGCAGTTGTTCTTCGATGGTCATCTTGAGTTTGCGGGAGTTGGAAACAGCGGAGGCTTTGTCCAGTTGCTCGACCTTGGCTTCAGCCCATTCAGCTGCGCGCATGATGTCGCCAGAAGTAGGGCCACCCCAGAGTGCCCAGGCTACGGCGCCTGCACCGGGGAAGTCTTCGTTGGCAGGGTCGTTCTTAGGAGCGTCCATGTCAGGGCGATGCCGACGGAACCACGGCCCCATGCGACGCACCTTGTCTTCGGACACGCTACCGCCGGCCATGTCGCGGGCTTCGCGTAAGGTCTGATCGGTGACGCCGTCGCCTGACTTGCCTTCGGCGTGCCATTCAAGGCCACGCTCGGCGGCGGTGGAGACGTAGTCAGGGACGTCGA